CAAACTGACCTGACACTTCTGCATCACCCTCTGGCAGCGGCTCTTCGAACATCTCGGTAGGCAGTTCCGACTCGAAGCCAAGAAGCGTTCTCATCTCGCCCGGCGCAACAAGCAGTTCGGCACCCGGCGTGTTGACGTAACGCTGCAGCGCATCGGCCTTCTTCACTGCCACGTCGGCGCGCCCGGCCTCGCCAAGCGTGTCGGCTTCCGGCCACACGACTTCGACGCACGACTTTGGGAGAGCGCCAAGCAGCTGGCACACCCGAACGAACTCTTCAATGATGTCGGGGCCGGCGTACTGCTCTCTGCGCTCTGCGATTCGTGCTGCCCAGTTGTTTTCGTCTTGGGCGCTGGAAAGTTCGCCACGCTCTGTCCCGACCAGGATGCGCTTGGGGATGCCGACGGCTCCTGCGATCATGTCAAGCTGGCGCTCGATGTGGCCGGTTGGATCGGCGCTCTGCAAGCCGGGTGCAAGGTTCTCTGGCGTGACGCCTCGCAAGCGCAAGTGGCGGCGCAAGCCGTGCATCATCTGGTCGAGCTGCTCTGTCATCTCAGCCTTCTCTTCCGGCTCCCAGCTGACGTCAGGCTCTGCGATGAACGCCAGAAGCATCGCGGCGTTCTGCCAGTACATCTCTGCGGAACCGCCAAGCAGCTTGTCCAAGTCCATCAGGCGATTGTAGATGCGCTCGATGCGCGGGATGCCGATGGCCTCGTCCTCAAGAGAACGTTCCGCCACGTGGATGCATCGCGACCAGTGGGCCGTGAAAGTCTTTTGCCCAGCGCCGGAACCTGACCAGTTCACCCCGGCCGTGATGCGGTAAAGTTCCGGCTTGCCGAAGCGTGAAGAGGCCGGGTTGTCGCACCAGCGCGAAACTTCTGCGGTGCGCTCGCTGTGGGGCTGAATGTACACGACATTGTAGCTTCTGTTCGGGTCGATTGGTTGGTGTGCCGCCTCGCCGCCATCAAGGCCAAGGAACAGAACGCCGTAGTGGCCAAGGCCGCACAGCCGATCTAGGCGGTGAAGCGCCTTCCACAACTTCAGCTTCTTTGCCATCGCAAGGAATGCTGCTGAGAAGGTTTCGTCGCCTTGGACGTCTGGTGCTTCGCGCCACGTGGCATCCGGGAAGGCGTCGATGATTCGCGCTGCGATGTCTTGGCGCTCGTATGACTCGATGAAGTCTGCGATGGTCAGGGTGCGCGGGTAGCCCATTGTGGCGTACAGATCGCGTTGCCCACCAAAGTGCATCCCGGCCTGACCCGCCAGCGCGGCCCGTCTTCCCGTCGTACTGACAGACCCTTGGTGCACGACAACTTTGTTCGTTTGTTTATTCTTGCGGTCGCGCTTGTTCATCACCAGACTCCGGCCGATTTGCCTTTTGGCGCACCGAGCAATTCATTAATGGCGTCGACAGTTGGGTCGACCTGATCGTCATACGCGCCGTTCGGAAACTGTCCCAGCTCTGTCAGGTAGTCCGACAGCCAAGGCGCGCTTCTTGGAAGCATCACAAGGCCAGCGGCCTGAGAAGGTTGCGCGTCATACGCCCGTGTAATCTTGTCTGTGTTTCGTTGAATAGGCAAGACCGGGATGGAGTAAGGCGCGCGTCTCAGCGTCTGTATCAATCCCGTTCCCGAAACTTTGTCCTCAATCTTCAGCGCGCGCAACTTTCCTTGGCCAGCAACTAAAGCGTGCTTCTGCCAGAATGCAGCTGTGTGCAGGATGAGCTCAGGAGCTTCCCACTTGCCGCGCACTTGGTCAATGAGCGCAACCTTCCCGGTGTCAGTCACTCCCCAACACTGCACAACACTCCAGTCGTGCTGCTGCTTGGTCTTCTGCGCAGTGTCGGCGTACATGATGCGGTAAAGAATCCTCGGAAGCGCATCGTAGAAGTCCCAAGCGTCGTCCCGGAACATCTCGCCACCAATCACAACCGGGTTCTGCTGGTAGAGCGCCTCCCAAGCAGCCGCGTGCATCGCAGCCTTGCGCTCCAGAAGGAACTCAAGAGACTTGTGCTCTGGGAAGAGCGCCTCGCCAGCGGCCCGGTTCGGCTCGTCGGTCGTTGCGACAGCTTCGAACCTCAGGACTCTGACAGCTGAGTTCTGCTCTATGAGTCTCCCGAACGGGTCGTCCACGTGCCATCGCGTCATGATGCCAAGAAGGCCGGCCATGTCAGAGAAGCGAGACATGAAGTCGTCTGTCAGCCACTCCCACGTGTTGTCGCGAACGGTTGAGCTGTTGGCTTCTTCACGGCCCTTGAGCGGATCATCTATGACGCCGACGTCCAGCGACTCGCCGGTGACCGGCCCACGAACCGTCGTGTTGCGGAAGTAGCCGCCGGGTGCGTCACCGTCTGAGGTCAGGAACTCTAGTATCTCTCTGTTGCGCAGCGCGCGGCCGACAATCGAAACAACGTTCGACTCATTGAGGCGCGCATCGAATATCGCCTTGAACTTGGCTGAGTCCATCATGCGCTGAATTGACAAGTTTGCGCGCACACCGAGGCGTTCAGAGAATGAAGCGTAAATCGTTCTCAGCTCTGGCGAACGGCCGCTCATCCACGCGATGAAGGCGACCACCAGTTCAGACTTGCCGTGTTGAGGCGGCGCTTGGATGAGAAGGATTGGGCGCTTGCCGGCAAGCAGGTCGTCGTAGAACTCCTGCAGGGCCGCAGCAGCTTCCTTCTGCCACCAACCGAACTTGTGCTTCGGCTTCATGCGCTGGAAGAACGCCCAGAACGATCTGTGCGCCTGCCGGTTCATCATCGCCTCAATGAGGTCGAGGTCACTCGTCGAGTAGGTTCGCTGGCAAGCCACGGCGCTCCAACTCCTTCTTCAGCTCATCATCGGACAGAGAACGGGATGTACCCGGCGTCATGGTGCCATCTGGAGAAGTGTGCTCGTTGTGGACGCTGTCTTTGAGACCGAGGTCGCGTGCGATTATGACTGGATTAAGCATGTCGGCCGCTGCGCCGGTGAACTTCTGCTCACGAATTGCCGTGTCGGCCCACGAACAGACACTCCGAAACGTCTCGCCGCTGGTTTCTGCGCTGTCTTCTTCACCATCGAGCCGGTACCGCATCCACGTTTGGTGTGAGATTCCTAGGTAAAGGCACAAGCCGCCTAGCGTGTAGGCTCTGAGCTTCGGAACGGTCTCAACAGAAGATTCGCCTTGGTAGGTCACCAGCTTGCTTTCCCTGAGGGGATGTTCGTCGCACCACGAGAAGTATTCGCAGCACAATGCCATCAAGTCTTCAGGGGTAAGAACCTTCCGGGGCCGCCCGGTTGTTGCTCTGCGAACCTTCCAGAGTTGGTCGAGACTGCTTAAGTCTTCTTGGGGGACGGCCTTTGATGCCCTTTTAGCAGCCATGAGCGGCTCCAGGTTGGTCGATCGGTTGCCCACTTGGGGTAGGCTACCATTATCGCCCTAGCCGCTGGCAAGTGGCAAATCTGGGCCGAAAGTAAATTCTATAATCCAACAGGCCGCGCTGGGGTGGTTCGCGCGCTTGGCGCGGGTCGCGCGCATTCCCTATTGTTTAGAAAGAGTATATAGAATTTAATTCAATAAAGCCTTATAAAAACACCCAGAATTGTCGACAGATAGTAAAAGGTTGAATTAAATACAAGATATAGGTTAGCAACAATAGGAAAGGCGCGCGAACCGCGCCTACCGCGCGCGGCCTGCTAGAAGGAACCTTCCCGGCGAAACTCCAGCGGCCGGCGTTCAAGTTCAGCGGCAATGGCAGCGAGGCGTTCCTCAGGAGCCAGCCCTTTCCTCACGAAGGCCGCGCGGCTCCTGAACTTGCCAGAGCGCCACTCGGAGGCATACGGGTTCTTTACCATTGCATAACCTCGCTCATCCATCTTAAAATGGAACGACTTGGCGGTGAGAGATTTGATGATGCGCTCCTTGTCGTCGAAGAATTGCTCGTGCGTCACGAAGTCGATAAGGTCTCGTGCGAACACTACGTCGGGTGCTTTTGAATTAAATAACTGCTCCACGTAAAATTCAAAAGCATCATCAACGGCGCTCCTTCTGACCTCGTGCGTGCTTCCAATGATGGCGAGCTTGCCGGCCGTCATGGCGGGTGGAGACCCAGAATTGAATTGCGTAATATCCCGATTCGCCAGCCATCTCACAACGGAATCCGAACCGCCATCTTCCAGCCAATCGTACATCTCTTCGAAGTACTGGTTGCCAAAGATGGGAACCGACTTGGGGTCAGGCAACGGCGACCACATGACGAACAA